GTATTACAGCATATTAAAAAACGAAAGGATACAGAAAATGAAAAGTATCATTACCCAAATATCGATTACACAGACTAGTGGGACTACTCTGATGGCAGAACTATGCCCATCCTCTTTGACTACTCGTGATTTTCTACAAAAAATTGCCGAGCAACTGATAGCTGGTAAAGACAGTGGCACCAAGGATGTTGTTATGCCGGGACTCGGTGGTGTGAAGTATGCTCGTTCTGAAATAACGTCGTTCACAATCAGCACGACTTGGTGATGGACAGGGCTTGTGGTTGTTGGATTACAGCACAGGATAGTTAAATTTGCAACCAGGATTAGATATGGACAGTTTTCTTTGTCTTTTAGTATATTTGGCTTGGTGGATTGTTTCTAACGCATTATACAACAACCCAGCTATAGTAGTTGAGCGTAGTTTGGTTAGTTCTGTAACCATTACATATAGTTGAGGAGAATAAAGATGGATTGGGAAACCATAAAAGAAAATCACTTTCAAAACGTACGCTGCCGTGTTGATAGGTTGGAAGTGGAAGAGGGATATTTGTATCGTCATCTTATGTATGATGAAGTTAGTGGTACTGCATTACCCGGTGGTACTAGTATTGTCTTTGTAGAGAAAAGAAGAGCATCAGAATAAAGAAATTGATGCAGAAAGTTAGGAGATTAGATTATGATTGATGAAAAAACACACGCACTTGTCTTCTCAAGTTGGGCGCATCACAAAATACACGAAAGAGGTAGTTTTGTGGTTAGTGATGTTCAAAGCGTCAGTACTACAACTATGAAATGGCAAATAACCACACCGGACTCAGAAAAATACACGCATGCACTTTTTGATCTTGATGGCACAGGTGAAATGTCTGTTATTATTACGGAAGGTTCTGACAGAACTGACGGAACTGCCCTTGTTGAAATAAATCGTAATAGAGTCGGAACACCTCCATCTGCAGGAACTATTGTTACAAGAACACCGACCGGAGGTAGTACTGATGGAGCTATTACTATTTTCTCTACTAGAGTTGGGGCAACAAATGTTGGCAGTAAAACTGTCGAAGCTGGCGGATCAAGAGGAGTAAATGAATTCATGTTGAAGCCCAATACAAAGTATGTTGTTGCAGCATTAACCTTTGCGGCTATTTACGTTTCCTTCCATGTGCATTGGTACGAGCATATCAATAAAAGCTTATGATAAGGAGTAAAAGATGAGTGCTTCCGGTAATTATATAGTTGAAAGTGACATCGACAACTGGGCTGATGCAGTTTCTTCAACAGAAGAGTTTGCAACTGGAGCTGTAGCTATGTCGACTGACCGGATTACTGTAGCTAATGATATTGCTACAGGCTCTTTGTTGAGATTCAGTTCTACGGGCGTGGTTCCTGCTCCTCTAGTTACGGGAACAGCTTACTATGCAATTAGAGTTGACGCTACTCATATTAAAGTGGCAACCACACCTGTTAATGCTGCTGCAGGCACTGCGATCGATTTAACTGATGTAGGTTCTGGTACTCACACTCTTGATGTTGGAGAGGGCAGTAGTACATCAGACAGGCAAGCAGTTATTAACAGAGCAGAACAGCTCATTGAGCGCATTACACACGATTTCTTCTATTCTAAGGCGTTTGTTATCTATAGAGACGGCAATGATAATGACAGATTATTCCTCGGCCTAATTCCAGACATACTTACCGCTACTGAAATTAAAATTTCAGGCGTTGCGTTGACTACATCTTGGTGGACTTATAATACCGAAGCAGTTTACCTTGACCCAGAAGCTGTGTCAACAGAAGAGGGTGACATGGCAGAATTACATCTCAGACTCAAGTACAAGCGTATACTATTTCCTGAAGGAAAAGGCAATATAAAAATTACGGGTACTTATGGATGGAGTAGCTGTCCTGCAGCGATTAAGAAAGCTACAATAATTATGTGCAGGGCTGAAAATGATTCCACTTTGTATCCTGAATATAGTAGCAGCTTGAAGAGTGAAAAGCTTGGAGATTACAGTTATACTCTAGCTGATAACAAAGGAACAGTGAATACAGGTATAGACAAGGCAGATAAGTTAATTGCTTCTTATATCAGGCGTAAGCCTATGATGAGTAGCGTATGATTACTGATTTATACAATGTGACAGTCGATGTTTTAAGAATAACCAGAACTTCGGATAGTATGGGTGGTGCTACTGAAACTGAAGTTGTACACATCAATGATTTGCCTTGTAGAATAAACTGGAGTCGTGGCAGTGAACGAGTTATGTTCGATAAGGACACTTGGTTCCGAGATGCTAAGTTGTATTGTGCTGTTGTTGATATACAGACTAAAGACAGGATTGTATATGACAGTAAAACCTATGAAGTTGTAAATGTATCTAATCCGGATAATGTGAATAAATATCTTATTGTCGAAATACGACTGGTGCAATAATGCTAATCACAGAAAAAGATAGAAAAGAACTACAAGACTTTCAAAAACAGTTAATGACATTGTTTGGAAGTCTGGACGATATAGACAAAACATCCAGTAGATTAAGAAACGAAGCAACCGAGTTGTATTTGAAAAATGATAAAAAGTTGGATGAAACTTAATAAACTATGCTCAGGTCGGCACTTAACTGTGCCCTGAAATTACGGTTGGAAAAGGTTTGGGTCAGAAAAGACTGCTACCGTATGCTGAAGGTCTTTGGCCTGAGTATTTTTTGAGAAATGGTTATGAGAAAGAATAAATGTCAATTACAAAAGACAACACTGATAAATTCTTTAAGGAAGTTAAAAATAAAGTTAGCTCTGGTTTGAAGACGGCTACTCTGATGGTAGAACGTGATGCTAAGATTTTCTGTCCGGTTGACACTGGAACTTTGAAACGCAGCATTACACATGAATTTATTTCTGATACTGAAGCGCAGGTTGGTACTAACGTAGAATATGCTCCATTTGTAGAACTCGGTACAAGTAAAATGAGTGCACGGCCTTTTTTACGACCGGCACTTGCAAAGAATATAAAAACAATTAAAAGGTTGTTCAAAGCAAAATGAGAAATCTATTTGAAGCCTTATATACGAAGTTTCAGGCAGACGCCGCCTTGCTTGCAGCTGTAACTAATTTGTATAATACACAAGCACCAACAAATGCTGTCTTTCCTTATATTGTGTTTCAGCTAATCAGTAATACAACTGATTTAGATTCTTCGTATAATTGGGAAGATTACATGCTGCAGTTTAATATCTTTGATAAAAATGCGTCGTCAGGAACTATTTGTGACATCTTTAAGTTGTTGAAAGGAGATGTGTCCGCTGGAACAGGCTTTGATTATTTCAACTTGCTAATAGATGAGTATACCACTGTGATAATGGATAGAGAGTTGTCTCGATTGTTATTCATTGACAAGATTTGGCAGTACAATGTCAATTATAGCTTGAGAACTATTTACACGGGTGAATCAGCAGTTGAAAAATACTGTATACAAATGTACAATTTGATGGGAATATAAAAGATGAACAAGGAAATGGCCATAACAGAACTCGACAAAGAAGTACTGACAAAGTTTGTAGAGGAGCATCAGATAAGAAGGGTGTTGGAGTTTGGGATGGGTAAGTCAACTGTATTGTTTGATACGCTTGGCGTGCGTACTTCTAGTTTTGAAACCATGTATGATATTAGAAACCAGTATGCAAAATTAACTTCTAACAACGTATCGTCTCATATATGGAACGGTACCGCTACTGACAAATTAGTATATGATTACTGTGATGATATGGTTGTTGATTTAGTATTCATCGACGGACCAGAAGGAGGAATAAACCGAGAGCCCTCTTATATTCTTGCAAAGCTTACTAGAGCACGTTTCATTGCTTGTCACGATGCTGTACGTGAACATGAAAGTAGGTGGATAAACAAGTATTTGAAAGATTGGACATTAGTAAAATCAGTCTATGGTTTATCTATATATGAAAATAAACCAGTTGAAGCTAAAGTGCTCATAGCAACTCCTATGCACAGAAACTACAAGATGGATACTGAGACTGATAAGTTTTGCACGTCTTCTTTGAAGAAGGGGTGGCTTTGGCTTAAGTGTCCTTCCGTTGAACCAACTTTAGCAAGAAACATGCTTATCACTTGGTTCTTATTGAAGAAGGAACTCGCTGACTTCACTCATATATTCTTTGTAGATGCAGACACAATACCACCTCCAGCTACAATTGATAAACTCTTGTGTCATGACAAGGATTTTGTAGCGGGACTAACACCAATTTGGTTAAACAAGCAAATATACTGGAACGTTCAAATCGAAGACAAGAGTAATTTAATGGCATCTGAGTTACCGGAGAGTATGATTAGAGTTCAAAGAGTTGGAGGTACTACGCTGCTCATAAAGAAATGTGTATTAGAGAGTTTACAATTTCCGTTCTTTAAGATAGTGTTGCCGAAAACTATGGAAGAAGCTCTTAAAATTGGACCGATGGCACAGGGTAGTGATTATTATTTTTGTGACAGAGTCCGTGAAGCCGGCTTTGAGATTTATGTTGACCCGGAAATTCTTTGCAGACATATGGCACTAATAGACTTGATGGACTTGTTTATTAGCATAACATAGACAATTAAAATTTAAGGAGTAAATATCATGGCAGTATTTCATGGAAAAGCAGGTAAGGTAGATTTTAGTGGAGCAATAACTTCTGTACTCAACTGGGCACTGACTACAATTGGTGATATAGCAGAATCACACGGAATGGGTAGTACTTGGAAATCTTTTGTAGCTGGTTTCAGAGACAGTAGTGCAACCGTTGATGCTGTTGCATATACTGAGAGCACTATAAAAGTCGGAACAAATGCAGGTCTTAAACTGTACATTGATGCTACTAATTACTTTTACATCAACACTGCTGTATGTATTGAACAAACGGAGACAGTCAATATGAACGACATCGGCAGAATAAGCTACTCATTTGTTGCTGACGATGTAGATGCTCTTACATTCGCATAAAAACAAAGAATTTTAGTGTTCATTTATATAAGGAGTGAATATTATGGTAGCGGCAGTTTTTCATGGTAAAGGAGCTAAAGCTTGGTGGGGTTCCACTGGCTACACTGAGTTTGTTAATGTAGTAGAATGGTCTGCTACTATAACAGCAGATGTAGCAGAAAGTCACGCAATGCATGCTTCAAGTTATGGTAAAACAAGAGAGGTAGGTTTTAAGGCAGGCACTGCAAGAGTTGTATGCAAACTACCGGGAGATGCTGTAGTAGATGAAGGTACTAGCATTACATTGGAACTTTGGAGAACATCTCTTTCTGCAGCCAAAGGTTATTCCGGTGCAGCAATTTGTATAGGAGTCGAAGCCGGAGTAGATATGAATGACATTGAAGTTATTACTTATAACTTTCAGTTTACTAGTACTATTGCAAATACACTAGGTGCAGTGTAACATTTGTGACTTAAAGTTAGGAGAAGTGAAATGGCAAAGTTGGATGTGTTTGTGCAAAAGAAGACCACTATTAGTATTGGTGGGAAAAGCTGGATTTTCAGTGAGCTAACCTTGGCAGACATCGCAGCGTTCAAAGCATGTTTGAAAGAGCAGCGTGACAAAGCAAATAATGCTCGCCGAATGCGATTACTTAAAGATGCCAAAGAAGTATCAAACTTAGACCCAGTAGAATTACTAAGACTCGTTGACACTTCGATTTCCGATGATGACTTCGAGAAGGAGTCGGAAACTATCGAGGGTATTGGTCATTTAGCGCATCTTAGTTTGAAACATCATCATCCGGAACTTACTCTAGTAGATACGTTGAACATGATTACTACCAATCTTATCGAAGCAATCACCGAGGCTATGTTTCCATCTTTGGCTGAACCGAACAAAAAAAAAGTAACCTCCCGGTCAAAAGAATAACAGAGTCTACAGCAGTAGCTTTAGTTTGTAGATTTTACAGTCTTGGTGGTCTTGAGAATGTTATGAAGCTTACGATGAGACAGTTCACAACATTCTTATTGGAGATAGGCAAGATTATGAATATGGAGTCTGGCGGTTCTATAACACAGCCTCATGTTTATAGTGGACAAGCTGCTGTTCGTGCAGCACAAAAAATGTTCTGCCAGAAGAAAGGATAAGTCTTATGGCATTGATGGAAGCACACGTTATTATCAAGGCATCTTTAGCTCCTCTGCGAAGAGGTTTAGCTATGGCTAAAAGTGCTGTGGTCAAAGCTGTAGCTGTTATGCAAAAAGCATTCAATAAGTTGGTTTCTGTCGGCAAGAAAGCTTTTCTCGGATTAGCTGCAGCTATGGGTGTTGCTATATGGGCAGCATCAAAACAAGAAGACGTAATCGCAAGATTAGAAACGACACTTAAAGCAACCGGGCATGCTGCAGGACTTACTAAAAACCAACTACTTAAGATGGCATCAGAGATTCAAAAAGTTACTCGATTTGGTGATGAAACGATAACTTCAATGCAAACTATGCTGCTGACTTTCAAGCAAATAAAAGGTGATGAATTTAAGCGTGCGACGATAGCTGCTCTTGATATGGCAGCAGCAGAAGCGGCAGTATCTGGTCGTACTGTTGATCTTCTTGCTACATCGATTCGACTTGGTAAAGCTCTCAATGACCCAATTCTTGGAGTAACAGCTTTAAGAAGAGTTGGTGTTCAACTAACTGAACAACAAGAAAAAATGATTAAGAGTTTTGTTGATGTCGGAAATATTGCAGGAGCACAAGTTCTTATATTGGGAGAACTTGAAAGTCAGTTTGGGGGAATGGCTTCTGTTATAGATACTACAAGAGGTGCATTCGCTCAAATGAAAGATGTATTAGGAGATGTGGCTGAGACTATTGGAAAACCTTTTCTTGATAATATGAAAAGAACAGCTCTTGCAATTAAAGATTGGGCTCTAACACATGAAGAACAAATTGGTAGGATAGCTAAATCTTTTGATAAGCTTATAGAAGTTAGTAATTATGTAATAGCTCAATTTATGAAACCACTAATGGATTGGATGAAGAAACTAGCTGCTAAGTTTGCCGGATTTGTCACTGAGGCTAAACTTGAAGAGGGTATTTGGAAAGTAGGAGAGTGGGCAGATAAAATCTGGTCAAGAGTAAAAGCACTATGGACTCTCATTAAGGATTTATGGTCAGGAGGTCTTATCGCAGATGCTATGAAGTTTGGACTCGACAAAGCGTACGAACAGGTTGTAGCTTGGGGTAGACGAATATCAATTGTCATATCTGCTATTGCTAAAAGAGTTGGCTATGAATTTTCTCAATACTTTGGTGAACGAATTGGTAAAGGATTGATTGATATTGCAGATAAAATTAGTGGAGTGTCTACACTTATATTAGTGCCATTACAGAAAGCATTGTACATGGCAGGTGCCGCCGCATTACGACCTTCTGTTGAAGGAAAACCTCCTACAATGAGAGGAGTTCTTGAAAGAGCTGCTGCTGTTACTGCTCGAAAAGTTGAAATGCCTCCAGAACTTAGAAAAGTTTTGGATAAGTTCAGCCTTATCATTGATAAAGACGACGCTTTAATTGAGGAGAAATGGAGACAACTTCGTGCAGAATTTAGCACAGCTGAAAGAATGTCTAAGACAGCTGATGATATGGCCAAGACAGCTGCTCCAGTAGCACCAACACGTGAAGCTGGTAAGTTCGGTGTAGTTGGTTTAAGAGAGGCTTGGTCGCAAATGGTTTCTGGAATGCAAGCAGACCCCATGGTAACCCATCAAAAAGAAACGACTAATGCCGTCAAGAGTATGGCAAAGGACATAGCAAATGCAGTAATGAAAGCAAGTGCGGACGAAATTAGCGTACTAAAGACAGTTGGAACAGTAGGAGCGTAATATGGCCGCAGAAATAACAGTATCATACGAAAGAAGACCTGGGTATCCACAAGAGGATATGAGCTACAAAGAAGCTACCATCATAGATAAACTCATTTGTGCTTATGCTGACAGGATAACGTTAGCAAAGCAACTACTCGGTTTTAGGATAGGATCAATTATATATTCTCCACATGAATATGATGCTGGAGACGAACCATTAGCAAATCTTTTTGCAAAGGATGTTCATATTGATCCTATAATCGGTTTGGATGGCGAGGGTAGTTATACGAAGGCAGAGCTAACTATTCGTTATCAACATTTTACTTATAGCTTGACACCTCCTGAAGGAGAAACTGTTTATGTATCTGAATCACTCGAGCCAGCGAGTGAGTTCTTAACACTAAGTCACGAAGGATTATACTGGGATAATGCTCAAGCTGAACCTCTTGATTCGACTGCTGCTCCTGCTAAAATCATCCGCATGATGGACTGGGTATATACAATTCATCAAATAAGTTCAATACCTAGTTGGGTATGGACTCATCCTGGTGCAGTCAATGCTGCATCTACTAAATCAAAAGAGCTTAATAAAACATTTGCAGCACAGACACTCTTGTGCGGCAATCCTTCATTATCCAGAGAAATTACAAGTGAAGGAACTACCGCATGGACAATAACTGTCAGGTTAACTTATCGAATTGATGGCTGGAATAAATTTCCACATACTGAAGAAAATGGTGCTCTATCTATGGATACTATTTATGATGGTGCTGGTGCTGCAAAGACTTTTTATGCTACTGCTAATTTTGGAAATATAATTTTATGACTTTATCTACCAGAACATTCAGACGTTTACGAGCTGGTATTGATAAGGTTAGTGCTAGTGAGTACAATCGATTAGTAGACTTAGTAGAAAAAATGGCTCGTTCACTAGTAACTGACGGTATTATGGATAGCACAGGTTTTCTTACACGTAGACCAATTGCAGCTACCAATCCTGTAAGGTTGGCATATTGTAAAGTTGCCGCTGGTGCTTCCACTTCTATTGTTTGCTACTTAGATACTGATACAACAGGTCTTGAAATAACAGTCGAGTGTACTATTATTCCAGCAGCAAACTTGAATGCTGCGTTACCTTTACTAGCTATCGGTTCAGAATTAAAGGTAACAAAGATTAACGGTACTTGGAAATGTGTCCCTCATTTCTGGAAAGCTGATATCTGTACCTGATGGCAAATAAAACAATATACGGTTGTATCGAACCTTCTACAGGTGTAGTTACTTTTGAAGGAGAAGCTTGTGATAGTGGAGATTATACAGGTTGTTATGTAGCTGCCGCTGGTGCACATCAAGGTCAAATTGCGGTTACAATTTCTGAACTTTATTGTGCCGATACTTATTATGCTTGCTTTAATTCAACTACAGGGAAGTTCCAACTAATAATTCCAGATGATTGTTGTGGAATATCCTCAGAATGTGAACATTGCACAGGTTACCAACCAGCTTGGATAGATGTAACTTTAACAGGACTTACAAATTGCAGTTGTGCGGCTAATGCACCTTTTGGTAGTTATTATGCTTCTGGATTTGAGGTAGTTAATGATACTCGTAGGGTTTATCACAATAGTGGCTGTGTCTACGATACAAGCTGGACTGGACAGACTTTTGGACAGATTCATATTTATAGGGATTCGGTTTGTGATGATTTTGCACAAACAAATACTTACGATGCACTTAGAATCGTTGTAACTTTAACGGCAACAGGAGCTAATATAATAGTGTATTTTGGCCAAGAGACATATACACCTTATGATTTCCTTTTATTTGACGGTACAATAGTTTATATGGGTATTGATGAATGTGGCAGTACAATACAATCCGCAAATAATGATATAACTGCTTGTTGGGTTTCAACGACAAGATACCCTTGTGGAAGCTCTGGACTAGTAACTATTTCAATAATTTAATAATTTGCTGTTATATACTACAAATTAAGTGAAGTATTTAATGATACTATCATACAAAAATGCTTTGTAACAAAATAACAAAACCTGAATTTACAAAGGAGCAAATTGCTGAATGCCGGCAATGTAAACATGCAAGTAAAAAGAAAATCTGGTGTTGTTTGTTTGGAGTTTCGATAATTGAAACTGGCAAGATAATAACACCAGATAGAAAAATCAAATATCCTTCTCTACCAAGAATGGGTATGAATTTTGCAAAGGCAACAGGAAAGCATATAGCATCTGGTTTTAAGAAAAGAAGTAAGCAGGAACAAGAATTAGTTAAGACAATATGTCAAAAATGTTCGGAATATGTACTAGAAACGAAAATCGGGCCACGCTGCAAAAAGTGTGGTTGTTGTGTAAGTCTAAAAAAGCGATGGGCAACTTCACGATGTCCTTTGGGAAAGTGGTAAGGAGATAATATTATGGCTGTAATTATATGGGAAGGTACAACAGACGATTTTCAAACAGCAGGTAACTGGTCTACGGCAGCAGTCCCTGTCGATGGAGATGAAGTAATCTTTGATGGTAGAGTTACGCAAAGTGTCGCACAAGGTATGCTTGATAGTGAGACAGGATTAGCTACAAAGGGCGATTATGATTTACTGCATATCAAAAAAGGTTTTACAGGTGATGTAGGAACTGCCGCTGAGCCGTTGTGCTGTACTGCAAGCAAAGTGATAATGGAAGGCAGCGGAACCTTACATCTCTTGTGTGGTGAAGCTAATCAAAGTACTGATGCAACTATACCTTTAGTAATTGTTAATAATCCTGATGCTACTGTATACCTATATAGTAATGCTAACGATGGAGCAAATCTTTGTGAGTTTACAACTGTTTATATTCTTGCAGGAATAGTATATCTTGCCTTTTATGATGTAGATGCTGATGACCAAGGAGTGTATGTAAAAGACCTCTATATAAATCCTCGTGACAATAAAGCTGGTAATGTCACTGTGTCAATCCAAAAAGATGCTTATGATGTTAAAAATACGGTTGCAACAAACATCTACATGCAAAATGGTACATTAACTACTGACAGTCAAGTCGGAATATTTGAAGTATATAAAGGAACTGTCAACTACGGTACAGACCTTGCTGGAAGTCCTGAAACTGATTTGAACATAACAACACTTCGTATATACGGTGGAACATTCAACTGGACGCCTGATGATAGTGGAGATGACGCTTACATTGGAGACCTGTGGTTATTCGGTGGTGCACTCAACGCTTCTTCAGCAACCAACAATGATAGAGCAAAAGTTCTTGGTAATGGTCCTAACAAGGACATACGTGTTTTCAAAGGAGCCGTTCTAAACATTGCCAACAACAAAGGAAATATAACTCTTGATGCAGCATCACAACTTTGGAGTTATGACGGCACTATTAAACTTGATCGTAATAGTTCATTGTCGTTTGTTTATAATATATAAAAGAAAGGAGCTTTTATTATGTCGAAAAGAACACAGACAATCATAGCATCAGTTTTGATTTTGGGATTGGCAGCACTCTTTGGATGTTCAGCGTTTCAGGATGCTCTCATCCCTTGCTATGTTCCACCTGCATCAATGGACTATGCAGATGCAAATGCAACATCTTTTTTTCCGTGGACAACCATATTCGACGCAAGACGTATTGACATGAAGATGGATTTTGTCCATCGTCTTAATCAATTGCAAGACAATTTGAAATATGGATTTCTGAAAGGTCTAAATGCTTTTCACATCCAAGCAGCAGAAGAAATGCAAGCAGCGATCTTTTCTCCAGAAGGGCCTATTGGGCTTTTGTTGCCCACAATAATGGGAACGGGCATAGGTGCTTTGTTAATCAAAAGACCTGGAGACAAATCGAAAAAGGAAGTAGAACTGGAAGCTAATAATAGAAAGGAAACAAATGTTTAATTCAATATTTCTAATCGTAGGTATCGCTGGTTTAATCACAACGAGTTATCTTGCTGTTGTTGATAAGATGACTTTGTCTCAGCGAGCACAAGCTCTTTTTCCTCGTAAGATAGATTGGTTTATCGGAGTCGGCGGAATGATAGGACTGTGTGTTATAAAAAACCATCATCCAGAGTTTGACTTCAGCCTTGCTGTTTTCTGGTCTGGCTTTTGGGGTCATATATGGATTGCTAATAAGGAAAGATACAGGTTTTGAATTTCATCACTTCTCTGGAATAAAGCGGTATTCAGGTCAGCTGGCCGCTTTGTTTCTTAAGTTGACTTCAGATTAGAAGTTGACTTCAGAAACCAGTGGTACACCATAAATGCTTGTAACACAAAGACTTAACACCATTAGATTACTATTAGACTAAAGTTGTTTTTTCTACTATACAAACCAGTACCGATACGTTATCTTGCAGCCGAAAATTAAATTTGTATTACTGAAAAAGGATGCAAAGGTGACATGTTACAACAGAGCACTATGACAGAAAAGTTTCTCCCCTCCGAGACTTGCCGGCTACCAGACGTACGGCCGGCAGGTCTTTTTTCAAACTCTTCTTTAGGTATATACGATGTCGAATAAGAACAAGAAGACAACACACACACAGTTTCTAACTCAGCTATATAAGAGAGATCCTCTGATATCCAACTGCGACGCGTTCGCACTGCTCAAACAGAAATTTCCGAATACAAAAACAACACAAAGAACACTAACGTCCTCGTGGAAATTTTTGCTGCGTCGTAGTGGAGTTAGAATACCACCGCAAAGACAAAAAAGGAGAAATAGAAAATGAGCAATGTAGAAAACCTATGCTGGATTCTTCCAGACTCAAGACCGGAGCAGTACCCCGGAAGTTGGCCGTTAGAATTTGAGGAGAAATTACTTACGTTATATGGATTCGATTATACTCTTGATCTTAAAAATGATGTAGTGCAGTTATTCTCTGGCGGAGTGACGCACGGGTTCAAAATAGACTTGCAAAGCGATGCTAATTGCGATTTTCACGGTGATGCGCAATCATTACCTGACGATTGGACTGATAGATGGAATATGTGCATTTGCGACCCGCCTTATACCTCTAATTGGTCTAGGGTTCTATATGGTACTTCGCAAATAATATACTCAAAATATATGTCAGAAGCAGTAAGAATAGTAAAACCTGGCGGATACATAGCAAGCTATCATTGGGCCATCACCCCCACGCCGGACAATTGTATATTACACCGCAGGATTTTCATCGGCCGAGATTATTTCAAAAAAGTGCGTGTTTGTATGATATTTCAAAAAAGATAGAAAGGAGAATTAAAATGTTGCATGCAAGAAATGATTATAACAAAAGGATTCAGGATTCGGAGAATATTATTCCATCAGCCGAACCGGTATTTCTACTGAGAGGCCAAGATGTGTTTGCCCCTATCGTTCTTGACATATATGCTACCCTTGTCGACGAGTCTAGTACCCCAGATGACAGTATTGTTATGAACACGAGAAAACACGCAGAAGCAATGCTTCAGTGGCAGCTAAAAAACAAACGCAAAAGTCCGGATATGTATGACGAAGGCTCAGTCTACTAAATGGCAAAACAAACTAAAGCAAATACCGGATATCATGCTGTTGATATGAGTCAGATTGATTACGAAGAAAAATACCGAGTGGGAACAAGGTTCGTAGACGCACTTGGTGTAACATACAAATATGCTAAAGTAGATTTCGGAATTTGCGGTAGAGACGCAGAGACAGGAAAAGTATATAGAGATATTCGGTACTGCTGGTTCTGTGTCAGACTGTAAACAAAAGGAGTAAAAAATGGCCTCAAACCAAAGCATCAAATGCCCAAAGTGTAATACTCGAATCCCACTAACAGAAGCGTTTGCTAAACAAGCCGAAGACACCTTACGTAAACAGATAGAAACTGAAGTAAACAAGAAAACCGAAGAACTTGGTCGTCAGTCAGCGTTTCTAAAAACACAGGCCAAAGAGCTCAAAGCCGAAAAACAGCAAATAGGCGAGCAAGTTCAATATCAACTAACAGTCGAGCGTAAGAAAATCGCCGAACAAGAACGCGACAAGATACTAGCTGAACAATCCGAACAAACAAAAGCTCTCGAAACAGAACTGAAGGAAAAACGCAACCAACTCCATATCGCAGGTCAAAAAGAGCTTCAACTTAGAAAACAACAGCGTGACCTAGAAGACGAAAAGTCCAACTTAGAACTCAGCGTGCAGCGTAGATTAGATGAAGAGCGAAAGGGTATTTTCGAACAGGCAAGCAAGAAAGCATCTGAAGAACAGTTCTTAAAGTTGTCCGAAAAGGACAACATACTTGCTGCTATGAAAACACAGATTGACGAGCTTAAACGAAAAGCGGAATTAAGCTCACAAGAAGCCCAAGGCGAAGCTCTAGAACAAAAACTACAATCAGTATTACAACAAGCTTTTCCGTATGACAAATTCGCAGAAGTCAAGAAAGGCGTTCGCGGTGCTGATATAGTACAAACTGTGTATAACTCAGTCGGTGTTATCTGTGGTACTATCCTTTGGGAAACTAAAAATGCTAGGCTGTTCATGTCCGACTGGATTGATAAACTCAAAAAAGACCAACAAGCATCTAACTCAGATATAGCAGTGCTTATGACTATGACACTACCGAAAGAAGTTGAAAACTGCGGCCTCTATAAAGATGTATGGATTACTAACTACAAATCGTCGCTCGGACTATGTACAGCACTACGTTCTGGCTTACTCGAGGTAGCAAGACAGAAATTGGTAAGCTCCGGCAATGCAAGCACCAAGAGCTTAATATACGAATATGTTACAGGCAAAGAATTTGCTATGCACATCAAAGTAATCATTTCAGCATTCGTAAAGATGCAAGAAGAGTTGGAAGCAGAAAAACGTGCTGTCACTAGAATATGGAAAAAACGCGAAAAACAAATCACAGCAGTACTTAATAACCTTTCAGGCATGCGCGGATCTATTGAGGGTATTTCTCAGAAGGCTTTGCCTGACGTAGACCTCTCACTTGAGGAGATTGGAGACGATGATGTGTAATCAGAAAGTACGTGACACTATAGTAGGCGGCATCTTGAGAAAGTGCATCAAAATACACGAAGAACGTGATATACAGTATGGTCCTAGCGAAGATAACTTTACAGAAATAGCTTATGTTACCACCCGATTATCACTATCTGGCAAGACATTCACCGCCTTGGATATAGCCGTCTGTATGATAGCCACAAAAGAAGCTCGATACAAATACGCACTGAACCATCCTGAGATGGAGAACCAAAATAAGGTGGTGTACGACTGTCTTATAGACTGGATTAACTACATAGCAATCATGGAAAACGTACGTGCGCTAACAAGCAAGGATGCCTGAAGTGAAGACCAAAACACGCAAGGACAAACTCGTACTACTCAGTCGATATCTTGACTTAGAAACCAACGAACTCATAACGGACAAAAACCCCGGAAACGCACTTTATGAAAAGATACTTCTCAAAAAACATCTCGACAAGAGTATAAACAAATGCACTCGGTGTAAGAATCTAAACATCAAGAGCTTCACCGACTCGGTTCCGGGATGGGGCAACTTAGATGCGGACATATTTTTTATCGGCGAATCTCCATGCACACATTCTATGATCGCCCAATTTCCATTTGCATGGAAGTCCGGACGCATTCTTGACATAGTCTTGAGACTCAGCAATCTGACACGCTATGATGTATTCATATCAAACAGCATGCACTGTCACCCTGAGTCAAAACGCTCTCCAACAGATAGGGAAAGAATAAAATGCAGCCCCTTTTTATACGATGAATTGCAAATAGTAGAACCTGAACTAATTGTCACACTAGGCAACTCGGCCAAAGTTGCAATGGATACACTAAAAACTCCGCACAAAACTATACACAAAAAACACCCGGCATCTTTTCTATATAGTAGCACCGGACTTAGAGACTATATTTTGAAATTATCACTCGAACTCGATAAAGTATTGAAATGAGAACAAGAGTAACTAATATCCGGTATACATTTATTGATACAAGACTTATCGGTACGATACGCATTGACCGTACTACAATATTTGGTAATCCGTTTAAGATTAAAAAAGGTTGTACTCGTAAGCAATCTATTGAAAAATTCAAATCCTACTTTTATAACCGTATAAAGACAGACAAAGTATTTCGACAAAGAATAAAAGCACTCGGAGGACATGTGTTAGGATGCTGGTGTAAACCAAATCCATGTCATGGGGATATATTATTAAAATTATTAAAGGAGAAAAGAGAAAATGAAAATAGCTATTATAAGCAGAAAAAATAAAAAAGTTTAAATAGTTGATTTACCACGATTTACTATGGTTACTACAATAAAAGAAAAGGTAAGTTCATTATTCGAAGAAGTTCAATCTTTAATAGCATTTATCTTCCTTTTACCTCTTCTTACTTTTCTCTCCTTGTGTTTTTTAAAAGATTTGTGGGTAAGGGGGAATGGAGAATA